GTGGTAAAGGTTTCACTAATACTACATTATTCAGCCATTGTCTAAATAAAGTGTCGTAGCCCATTGTTAATACAAATACATCCATGATGTTACTTACACCTGGATCAATACGATTTGCTTCGCTAGCATTGTGTCTATATTGAAATTTTAAATTTGATCGACCTACAAATACTTTATAATCTAACGTAGGAGTTAAACTGCTGGTACTAGTACTTAATTTTGCCACATAATCAGTATCTACAAAATAAAAATATTGTCCGTCAGCATAATTAGAAAACGTTGAAGGAGCAGTAGGTAAAATTATAACTTTAGAAGTGTTGGTTACATATCGATAATCATCTTGCCCTTGATCCAGTGTGTATTTTTCTAAAATTATGTACTGGTCTTGTAAACTCACTAATGAATCTGAACCTATGAGGTTATCAAATGTATCTGGGTCAGTAATGACATTGGCAACTTCAGCAAACGTAATTACAACTTTTTTAGAATCAATGTAGCCGTCTTGGCCAATGTATTGATTTACAATTTTCCACAACTGGTCATCTGTATATGCCTCTAATGCTTGTGGTTTGCTATTAATACTCAACACATTAATTTCATCTTGTAATAGTTGTCCTGATATGTTGTCATATACTCTGTCAGTTGGGTCAAAATAAAAGCGTAACTGAGCATCGCTTTCAAAAACATATCGAAGTTTTCTAGTTGTAATTGTATAAGATACAGTGTCGGTTGTAAATGTTAGTAACCAACTGGCGTCTAATTTTAAGTTGGTTGAATCGCCTTGTTTAGTCAAACTAAACGGCGCAGTATTGTTTAAATTAGATTGGAAAATAATTTTCCACATCTGTGTATTTGTATCATATCGCAGACCAAATGGTGTGTTGCTTGTTATTAAATCAATCATGGATGTAACAACAGCGGGATCAATAACAGATTTCCATGTAGTAATAACCCGCACCGCAACTGAGCCGCTAGGAATATTTTTATTAAGAGCTGTTGGGCCAAGGCCAGATGATAATATTCCGGTTTCATTAGCAGTACCGTCACCTGATACCGATACTACTTCAGCCCAAATGTAGCTACTTGTATTAGCACGGGGAGGAGTAGTTGCTGGGATTAAAGCATTGTTGTTACTTCTATCAAAACATTGTTGAACATTAGCAACCACAGGAGCTTCAAATTTAACCAACGATCCTGGAGTAATGTATTTTAAAGCAGTATTTGTAAAGGATGATAATACATAAGGACGGCGGTCAAATGATCCGCCAAAGTAACCTGTAGCATAATTAGTATCAACTGTTACATTGTACCACGACACGTTTAACAATGCTGTAGATACAGTATTAAATTTTGAGTAATAAAAGTTTTTTAAATCTGGACTATTTAGAATATCAAAAACGGTATTGTAAATTATACCTTGGATATCAGTTCGACTAGCATAGGTAAAGTTTATTTCTGAATGGTATTCTTCTTTATATAAAACTCCGTCGTCAGCAAATAAGTTAGTTGTACTATATTTTCCGCTTGGGTCTAGTAAATCAAGATAGCGACTAATTCCACTAGCACTACGATTTACTGCTTTAATTTTTACAATTTCTTGGCTAGCACTTAACGGACTAATATTATAGTCCTCACCTGTAATCATTCTATTTTGTGTATAGTATGTTTGAGGAGCATTAGCTTTAACAGTTGCGTTGCTTTCGCTAGTTGCGCTATTATCAACACTAGATTGTAAAGCAAGTGTAACTGTTAATTGTTCTTGTTGACCAAGGTTAGAAATATACGGAATAGTTAATGTAACGCCGCGAATATCTGTTGGATTAATTGTATATTGTAGTCCGTTACTAATTCTATAGTATGTTCTAAAAGTTCCTAAAGGCAATGTACCAAACGTACCATCGCTAAACGCTAGACTAATTCTGTCGCCAGCTTTAGTTATGACTTTATAAATGTCTCTAACATTTTTATTCAAGCTATTATAGATAATATTATTACCAGCTAGGTTAGGAACTTTTTCCCACAGCGTTGATTCTGCGCCGCGCTGATCCAGTCTGTATAACCACACATCGTCATCGTTAATATTGGGAGAATCTAAATCAATAACTTCGCTAGTACTTGGCTGGCTAACCGTAAAAGTTCCTTGGCTCATAGTACCTTGTGTAAAGTAAAAGAAAAATCCGGTATTTGCCGACGAGCCGCCTTGACTATCATTTTTATAAATGCATGCCATAGGATTGCCGACTTTAGGCGTTTCTTCATAAATGTAGTCTTGACTAGTAAATGTAGTACTACATACTTCGAAATCCATTGTCGATCCGTTTACACTTTTTGTGAATCCAAATAACGGAACGTTAGTATTTGATGAATTAAAACGATATTGTTCTGTAGGAATGTTATAGATATCTGCTTTATCGCTTGGATTTCCAAATTGTTGTGTTGATGGAAATGCAGCATTCATAACTGTAATAAATTGATCGTACCAATTGGCGTTAGATGTATCATTCCAACTGATAATTTGTTCAGCTAGATTTCTTCCGTTGGTATCTTGTACATTTTGTGTAGTTTGTACTGCTGTAAATTTTAATACACCGCTGGCAGCTTTATTACGTTTAGCATTATAACTAAGCATACGTGCTAGGCGTAGTACGCTGTCTCGGCGCTCTGCTAGCTCTAAGAAGTTCTCACGGGCATTCAAGTCGACGCGGAAAGCTATGCTTTGGCCCAAGTAAGCAATAAGGTCAATTAGGGCAAGGTATTCGCTTGACTCAATGTAATCGTTGAAATCTTCTGGGAAGTTTTGACGTAGATAGTCAATCATGCTTCTACGAATATTTTCAAAATCGTAACTTTGGAAATCGGCATTACGGAAGGACTGATATACTTTAGTCCAATCTTTAGATACTAGTAGTCTATTTTGTCTATCTGTTGCGCTCATGTGTTATCCTAGTGTTATCAATATTTATCGAAGTTTAAAATGTGCGTATATTATGTAGAAAGCAAACCATTAGCTTGATCAAATCGTAACTGCATGCTTTGTTGAATGTTGTAGGGCAGAAAAGACAAGATACATTCTATTTGTATTCCGCTTTCATATGTTGTTACTATAACGTTTTCAGCAACCAATCGAGGGTCATAATTGATAATTTCGTTGACGTTGTCAACAACTGTTTCTTTAAGTTCTTCTGTCATAGGTTCAAACAATAGATCCCAAATTACTGTTCCAAAATTTGGATTCATTAAACGTTCACCTTTACGGACATGGAAATGATTCAATAAATCTTGTTTGATTAACTCTAAATCATAAAGCATATAGCTCTGTGTAGATGTATTAACTGTGCTGAATCCTTTATATGCTTGGGGGATTGGCAGAGCTGTTGCCGGTGTTGAAGGTATTACAATTCGTTTGTATAAGTTAGAAGACATTGTTATCGTCCTTGTTTAAATGTATCAGTTGGAGCAGTATATTGTTTCCACTTAGTTGGGGATGCAATAGTTGCTCCTGATTCTCTATCTGTTTTAGCAGGTAAAAAATCTGTTGGGTTTAAATTTTCATGGTGCGGATACGGCTCATGCGTAGGTACTCGCAACATAATAGAACTAATAGTTTCTCCTACAACATCTGAAGGATTAAAAAACATAGTTAACGGTTTGGCAGGTACTGCAACTGGGCCGTTCATTAATATACGTTTAGCAGTTTCAATATGATCGCCGGTGGTGGCCATGTATAAATTGCCAGTTGACGTAATTTTAGTATCAGAATTACTAAAAAGTTCTAAGCCAGCGGTACCTTCAATATGAGCGAGCTCGCCTTTAATGTTAACATTTCTTACAGCTTCTAAATTAATGTCTCTACCAGCACGAAAATTTAAATCTGTTTTTGTATGGATACTAATACTGTCTTCAGCAAAAATATCAATCTTACCGTTGCTTGTTAGTTCGATCCAAGTAGTGCCGCGGGCATTGCCAATATAGATTAAATCTTCGCTGTTGTGCATTAAAATCTGATGACCTGTACGTGTTCTAATACGTACAAGTTCATTGTGCGGAACATTAGGTAATCCTGATTGATCGTCAGCATTTACATATTCTGGTGGGCCTTCACTGGCTAATTTTTTTCTAACAAATTTAGGATCGCCATCATCCATGACAAATGTTGTGCCGCCCAATCGATGAATTGGTATCAAGGTTGAAGTGCCAGCTCCAATGTTTACTTTTGGGCTAAGTTGATCAACTGGGCCAGGAGTGCTAATACCAAACACTTTGCTAGGTATTTCTCTGCGGGCACTACTAGAAGTTATGCCGCGCACATCATCTTGGAGAACTCCCTGTTTTTCAAATACATCTGCTAGCAAATGCTTAGGTTTTGGAATCGCAGATTTATAAATTCCTCCTATAGTATTTGTT